GATTTGGGAAGACGGATTGCTGGCGGCACAGACTACAGGTGTGACATCAAACCCAACGGGAGGTGGCACGCCAGCCTGTTCTATCGCCGGTCGCGATGCGTGCAAACAGTTGAATGCCTTGATGGCGTGGAATCGAGCGTTAAGCGATAACGAAATCCGGCATTTATCAAAGGACATCGTAGCACCATTCCGCCAACGCCGATTCACACCGACAATCTCCGGGGCAGCAGCAGCTGCGGAATGGCAACCGTACTGGGGACTGCACGCGACACGTTTTGCAGGAATACTAACATGAGAAAAAATGTGGCGTCACAATACGTATCGTTCCAGATGATTGCCGTTGCCGACGGCAGTGATGTCACCAGTGGGACACCAGCCGTGTACTACACGATTGACGGCGGCACTCAGGCAACAGGCGGCGGTACGGCTACGCATGAGGGTAACGGGCAGTGGTCATATCTCGTTGTTCAGGCCGAGACAAACGGTGACCACGTCGCTTGGACGATGGTTCTTGCAACTGCCGTTAGTCAGACCGTGAACACCTATCCTGTGAGTTTCGACCCCACTGACGCGGTGCGGATTGGATTGACTTCACTGCCGAACGCTGCAGCGGATGCCGCAGGTGGACTCGCAATCAGTGACGCGGGTGGGTTGGATCTGGACACTCAACTGGCGGCGACAAATGAAGTCACAGCAGTACGCATGGGAGCGCTAACCGATTGGATCAACGGCGGCAGGCTGGACCTGTTATTGGATGCAATCCCCACGACTGCAATGCGGGGCACGGACTCAGCAGCGCTTGCCTCAGTAGCAACGGAAGCCCGTCTGGCAGAACTGGACGCGGGTAACCTACCGACAGATATCGCGGCAATACCAACGACTGCAATGCGGGGCACCGATTCTGCGGCACTGGCGTCTGTAGCAACCGAAGCTCGACTGGCGGAATTAGACGCGGCAAACCTACCGACAGATATTGCGGCAATACCGACAACTGCCATGCGAGGCACGGACTCAGCCGCGTTGGCCTCAGTGGCAACGGAAGCACGGCTGGCGGAGTTGGACGCGGGTAACTTGCCGACTGATATCGCTGCAATACCAACAACAGCAATGCGAGGTACGGACTCAGCCGCGCTTGCCTCAGAAGTAACATCGGCACGCATGGCGACACTCACAGATTGGATCGACGGCGGGCGATTGGATCTTCTGTTAGACGCGATTCCGACAACAGCAATGCGGGGCACCGATTCTGCGGCAACGGCAACAAGTCTGGCTGCAGTGTCTACCACCATTGGGTCTGCAGGGGCGGGACTAACCGAGGCTGGCGGGACAGGCGACCATCTCACCGCCATGCCATGGAATGCAGCGTGGGACGCTGAGGTCGAGAGTGAGGTCAACGATGCGATTGACACAGCGATTAGCGAACTGGGTGTTGGTGCCCCAACGGCAACGCCGACAATCCGAACCGGAATGATGCTGATGTACATGTCGCTGCGAAATAAATCCGTCACCCAGACCTCAGGCACAGACGCACTGGAAGTGTACAACGACGCAGGCACGATTATCGCGAAGAAGTTGCTAACGGACGACGGTTCCGATTACACAGCCGCAGAAATGGTGAGCGGATAAAATGGCAATCGACACAGCCGCAAAACGAGCAAGTGCAATGGGTGTCGGCTGCCCGTGGTTGCCGCTTGTTCAGCCCGACGCAAGCAAGCCCGAGGCTTGGCGTGCTGCAGCGGCGTTCGTGTACGGCGGCAACGTATTGAGTGTCCCGGTCGCATACGGCCAGCTCTGCATTCCTGCGTCACAATTTTATTTTCCCGGTTCACTCGCAGACCAGACCTATTCGCCCGGTGCCTATGACCAGGAAACCTATTCGCCCGGTGCCACTGAATCACAGATCGGATGTTGCTGATGTCTATCGATACACAGGTCGTCTACGAAGACAGTGCCTTCAGCGTGCTCGCTCGTATCCACGCGAATGGTGCGAACGTGACCCAGTCTGATGTGTCCACGATCACCTACTCAATCTATCCGACCGATTCGACGACCGCTCATACAACATCCACGTCTCTCACTGTGTCAACAATAATCTATGACACGCTGCAAACGGACGGCCGCTGGACGAAAGACATCACCGGTTACAACTGGCGGCATGATGTGGCTGCGACGGTACTGGTGGATCCGACGAAGGACTACCAAATCGAATACAAAGTGACGATGGCCGATGCGAGCGTGTTTCACTGGCTGCCCGATCCGATTTCGCTGATAGCAATTAAAAGCTCTTAATCATGACAGGCACGGGCAGACCGAAAAAAAAAATCGGCGAGCTAAACGGATGGGCGTCCAGCCTGTTCCGGGTCCAGCTCGTAGCGACGCCGATCATGTTCGCCGCTCTGGTATCGTTGGGGACATGGCTCGTCCGTAGTGTCAATGAGCTGTCTCAGGCTCAGGCGATTTCGGTCGAAAAAATTACCCGGCTGGCAGAGGAACGCTATACGTCTGCGGATTCGCGTGCAGATCAACTGCAGCTGCGTGCGGATATCCTCAGCGATGTCGCGCAGCGTTATCCGCCGCAGTATCTCGTGAATCAGGTGGCTCGACTTGAAGACGCCATCGAAAAACTGGAAGCGAAATCGCCGTGACTTGCCGGCAGATTGGACCGACGACAACCCGCCAACCCGCAGAAACGCGGGTTTTTTCATGCGCGACGGAAACTTTCAAAAAACTTTTAGGTTTTTGCATTACGTGTATTGCAAATAACAACGGGTGCCGATACTGTACTTGCATGACGACAACGACAACGACAACAACGACAACAACGGGAGCGGGAACGATGAGCAAGCACGAAACACGAGTCACCGGCACAGACGACAACGGGTTCTATGCTTTGGTTGTCCGCATCGACCGCGATGGCGAAGAGCACGTCTGTCACGGCTTCGCCCGCCATTACAAGACACGCAAAGCTGGCGAACGTGGAGCGGCTCGATACATCACCAAAATGGAAGCCCTGCGAGCAGTCTAAAACACACCCCACCACCTGAACCACCACCAACAACGGGAGCAGGGACGATGGACGCAACGCAGACACAGACACAGACGGCTAGCGATATTCTGATGGATCAGCATGTCACGATTCAGCGGGCGATTGACCTGTTGCAGTCGAAGCTGGACCGAATGACCGACACCGTCAATCCGGAAACATCCGACTGGTCAGATATCGCCAGATTCGCTGACGCAGCAGACGCGGCAAAGTGCGTCATTGAACGATACGAGGAGTAACGATGGCAAAGAAACAAACATTCCGCCACGGGGGACCACGCAAGGCGGGGCCGGGCAAGTCGCTCGGCCGGCCGCCGGTGGAGCAACCGAAGGTGTCATTCAGCGGCCGGTGCAGTCCGGAGGTGCGTGCGTATCTAGACACACGCGACAACATCAGCCAGACAGTTGAGCAGGCAATCCGGAAGTCGGGCGAATTCCGGGCATGGGCAAAACAGCGGAGGTGATGCAATGGCAACATTCCTGTTCGGGGCGGTGGTCGGGTTCCTGGTCGGCATAGGCTGCGGGTCAGTGGCAATTGTCTTTGCCGGTGCTCGGGCGAGTGCCGTAAAGCGTGAGGCGGCAGAACTGGTCGACCGGATGTTTCAGCGGGTGCAGTATTCAGAGGCGGATTCGGCGTACTGGCGAGACCAGTGCGATGAGGTGATGGAAGAGCTTGAACTACTCAAGGAGGATTGAGATGCTGGTATTGAGCAGGCGGCCACAACAGGGCGTGAGCATTGGCCGCGACGTGAAAGTGACGGTGATTGAGGTGTGCGGCGACAAGGTGCGGCTGGGATTCGAGGCACCGGACGAGGTAAAGATTCTGCGGACTGAGTTGGAGAGCGATGGCAATCAGCAGCAGCAGCAGCAGCAGCAGGAGCGGAAGGAATGAAGAACAAAATGCGGCGATCGCGGGCCACCGGTGGAGTTGCCCGGGGCGGACAACCAAAGCCGGAATCGATGCTGATGTCGGACTGTGCGAAGGAACAGCAGACCTTCAAGCTGTGCCAGCGGATTCGGTCGCTGTGGTTCGACCGGCATCTGGACCTCCGCCGGATATCGATCATGTGCGGACGTTCAGAAGGCTACGTTCGGGCAGTGATACACGGGAAGCATAGAGCCGCAGATTATCTGGCAGCTACGGACGGAAACGAAAGCGATCCAACAGGATGAGCAATGACGGCGGGGATCGGGTTGCCAGTTTTATTCACTCAGACAGAAAGTAATCGGAATGGAAATCGAGGAAGTCACGATCACGCCGGCACAGGCTCAGAGAAATCTGCAGTCAGCACGGAAGCGGGGAAAGATGGCGATTCTGTTGGCTGCAGAGGTAACCAGAATCGACAACTCAGGAATGAGCGTGTCTGACTGGATCCGCTGGGCTTCAGAGCAGGCCGACGAGGTGACGACGTGAGCGACGAAACGCTGACCGAATGTCTGATGTTTGTGTCGGTCGCGATTGTGACGGTCGGCGTGTTCTCGTCGATCATCTGCGGAACGGTTGATCCGTGACCTACGAATGGGGGGAGCATTGGGAATCCTCAGCGATCCAGTACGAGGACCAGCCGAGCGATCTGGAGCGGGCCGATTGGTTCCACCGGGGATATGGTCCGCAGTGGGAATACGAGCCACAGCGGGCAGCGACGGTCGCAGAAGCGGCGAGTATGCAGACGGGATGGGATCGATTGGTTGCGAAGGCGGCAGCCGACATCAATGCCATTGAAAGGGGCACGTACGACGAGCGAGGTATTTCAGAAGACGACGACAATTTACAAACCGAAACGGGAGATCGATGACGATGGGACTGATTGCGAAAGCGAAAACGGGCGGCAACTTCGAACTGATTCCGGAAGATCAGCATCTGGCTCGGTGTGTACTCGTGGCCGACATCGGCACGCACGAGAGCACGTACGGCGCGAAGCACCAGTGCCTGATTGGATGGGAGTTTCCCGATGTGCTGCAGGTGTACGACGCAGACAAGGGCGAAGAACCGTCGATGCTGTCGGCGTTCTACACACTCAGCCTCAGCGAGAAGGCCAACCTGCGGCACATGCTGGAATCGTGGCGGGGGCGAGCGTTCACTGCGGATGAACTGGAAGGATTCGATTTATTCTGCCTCTGCGGTATCGGTTGTCTCGTGCAGGTGGTGCACGCGGCGAAAGCAAACGGTGACATGCGGGCGAAGATTCAGAGCGTGACCAAGTTACACAAATCGATGACGGTGCCGGCTCAGGTCTGCCCGTCGCGAACGTTCGATTTGGCCGAGTCAACGGCTGAGGACTTCGAGTCGCTGCCGGAATGGATCAGGGAGAAGGTCAAGGAATCAGCCGAGTGGACGGAGTTCATGCGACGGACGATGTCGGGCCAGATGCAGGTGGCCGCGGAGTATCAGGAGGATCTCAGCGGCGGCAAGGATGAATCGGATTCGGTTCCGTTCTGATGGCAATCATCATAGAGCTGCCGCCGGTCAACGCGAGGTTGCACGCGCACAATAAAGGCGGATGGCGGAGCAAGGCCGGCCCGACGAAGGCGCTTCGCAACCTCGCGGCAGGGCTGACGGCAGTGCAGATGATGGAACAACGGATCAGGCGAGGCGATTGGACAACGGCAGTGGTGGACTATGCCTTCATTGTGCCCGACCGCAGGCGGCGGGATCTGGTCAATATGATGCAGAGTCAGAAGGCTGCCATTGATGGCGTTGTATCAGCCGGGCTGATTCCCGACGACGACTGGCAGCATCTGACGGTCGGGACCATCATCGTGAGGGTACTGAAGCCTGCGGGAGTGATTTTGACATTCACACGGGAGACATGATCGGCAGCGGTTCTGATCGTCGCTTGTTGCGGCGACAGTATAGACGGGTGGCTCTTGACGGACACCGCCTGTTGGGCAAGCCGCTGCCGGTCATTTTTATACACATTGTGAGGGAACACGAAGCAATGGATACGTACGAGCAGTTTCTGGAAAACAAACAACGAGCGGATAGTTTGCAGGGATTCGATCCGACGTGGATGCCGGACAGCCTGTTCGACTTCCAGAAAACATTAACCGATTGGGCAATACGGTCTGGCCGGTGTGCCCTGTTTGAAGACTGCGGATTAGGCAAAACAATTCAGCAGCTCGTATGGGCCGAGAATGTGGTGCGGCATACTAACAGTCCCGTGCTATTGGTTACTCCGCTGGCAGTCGGGTCGCAGACGATATCAGAGGCTGAAAAATTCGGCATTGATGCGGAGCGTTCGCGAGACGGGAACATCAGCGGATCACCGCGAATCGTAGTCACGAACTACGAGCAACTAAAGAAGTTCGACAACTCACTGTTCAGTGGAATCGTGTGCGATGAATCATCAGCAATCAAGAACTTCAAGAGCCAGAGAAAGCAAGAGGTCACTGAGTTCTGCCGGTTGCTGAAGTATCGTTTGCTCTGCACTGCTACCGCCGCCCCTAATGATTACCACGAACTCGGCACGTCATCGGATGCACTCGGCTATCTGGGGTATCGCGACATGCTGACGATGTTTTTTAAACAAGATACCCAGAAGGACCATCTGGGATGGGGAAGGGTGAAGTATCGATTTCGTGGACATGCACAGAAGCCGTTCTGGCGATGGGTGTGCTCGTGGGCACGGTCGATACGAAAGCCGTCAGACATCGGCGGGGATGATTCCAGATTCGAACTGCCACCGCTGAATCAGCACGAGCATATCGTGGAAACAAAGAAGGCTCGCGACGGAATGCTGTTCGCGATGGCAGCGACTAACCTGCAGGAGCAGAGAGAAGAGCGGCGGAACAGTATCGGGGAGAGATGCGAACTGGCCGCAGAGATAGCAACATCACATACGGGTGCGAGCGTCTTGTGGTGTGAGCTGAATGACGAGGGCGACCGGTTGGCGAAAGAAGTGCCGGACGCGGTCCAGGTCAAAGGGAGCATGAGCGATGAGAAGAAGGAAGAGATACTGACCGCATTCACGCGAGGTGAAGTGAGACGATTGGTCACGAAGCCGAAAATCGGATGCTGGGGCCTGAACTGGCAGCACTGCAATAAGGTGATCTGTTTTCCGTCTCATTCATTCGAGCAGCATTATCAGGCAGTGCGGCGGTGTTGGAGATTCGGGCAGGAGAATCCTGTTGATGTTCACATGATTGTGAACGAAGGCGAACAAGGAGTTCTGAAGAACATTCAACGGAAGACTCGGCAATCAGAGCAGATGTTTAAGTCATTGTGTGAGCATATGTCAGACTCACTCGCATTGTCGCGAGGGGGCACGTTCGATGAAACGGAGGATATTCCATCATGGCTGTGATTATTAAGAAAATGAGTGTAGATCAATGGATCAACATCCCGGATAACCCCAGACAACGAGACACGGTAAGGCATGCGAAGTCAGCAAAACGAACACACCTAGCTACGTTAGAAGATGCTCACGGAGTTGTGTTTGCGGCTATCACAAACGGGGAGGTAACTTACAAACTGGATGGTCATACACGGGCGTACTTGTGGGAGAACGGCGAACTAGACATACCGAGAGGTAAACTACTGGTAGTGTGCTTCAACGCCGACACGGAGGCAGAAGCTAAGCGTCTATATCAGATGTTCGATAACGAGGATGCAAAGGAAGGGGTAACCGACCGTGTAAGCGGAGCGTGTCGGGAAGCGGGACTGGCACTGGCGAGCCCACTGTTGCGTGGATATCGGTTCACTTTAGCGATGCAGTGTGCAAGCGGGTCGCCAAAGCTTCCACGTCGCGAATATGAGTACGTGAGGATATGGGAATCGGAGTTGAAGGAGCTTGACTCATGGGATTTAAGTCGAGGAATTCATACCAGCCTCGTTGCGTTGGCACTTGTTCTGATTGCGAACGGCAAAAAAGAGAAGGCTATGCAGTTTTTTACATCGTTTGACAACGACGAAGGAATAAAGGATTCGAGAGGGAATGACGGCGTTCAGGCGTTGACGATTCATTCAATCGCTCGCAAATCGAAAGATCAGAATACGGGGTGGGACAACATAACGGATTTCTTCGAACGGGCCTACACATGCTTTGCCTATTACGACAGTGGGCGGAGATTAAAAAGCGGACCACGCAGAACAAGTCGCGATACCTTTGCGAAGGCTGTGAAAACATTACGGAAGCGAACACAAGATAAGATCGTTCCCGCCAACAAATAAAGGATAAAGTCATGGCTGTAACAGCACAAACAATCACAGACGACTACGCATTGTACAACGGCGATTCAGCGGAGGTGCTGAAGTCTCTGCCATCCGAGTCGATGCACATGGCAATCTATTCGCCACCATTCGCAACAGAACAGGGGGGATGTCTTTACAATTACAGCAGCAGCGACCGTGACCTGTCGAACGCCCGGACGTACGACGAATTCTTCGAGCACTACGAGTTCATCGTGCGAGAGATTGAACGTCTGCTATTGCCTGGCAGAATATCGGCTGTTCACTGCACGGACATTCCGAAGGCGGGAGCGAACATCTGCGGGTATTCGGACTTCCCTGGCGACATCATCAGGCTGCACAACGAATGCGGATTCGAGATGTTGCCGAGAATCTGTATCTGGAAGGAACCGCTGGCTGTCAGGAATCGCACGATGGCGAAGGCATTGACACATCGCCAGATTGTGGAAGACAGCACACGGACGAACGTGGCTTGCGGCGATTATCTGATTCCATTTCGCAAGCGTGGCGAGAATCCGGTGCCTGTCGTTCATCCGGAGGGATTGATGGACTATGCGGGCGAACGTGAGATGCCTGCGGAGTTGAAAGCGTTGCGAGGATACAAGGGCAACCAGATTAAGAATCGGTACTCACACTGGATATGGCGGCAGTATGCGTCGTGCTTCTGGGATGACATCCGACTGGAGAGAACCCTGCCGTACAAGGAGGGCCGTGACGGAGATGATGAGCGGCACATGCACCCACTACAGCTCGATGTCATCGATCGGTCATGCGTGATGTGGAGCAATCCCGGCGAGAACGTACTGACTCCATTCATGGGCGTTGGATCGGAAGTATTCGGAGCGGTATCGAACGGGCGACGTGGTGTAGGTATCGAGCTGAAGGAATCGTATTACCATCAGGCGTGTCGAAATGTTCCGACGGCATTGGAGACCGTAAACAACCCAGAGCGGTCTCTATTTGATGAGGTGACGGCGTGATCTACTTAGCAACCCCATACACGCACGACGACCCGGCGGTAATGCACGAGCGATTCCTGCAGGTCAACAGGACGGCCGCACGGTTGATGGCATCAGGCGTACATTTGATCAGCCCGATATCACACACGCATCCGATCGCACTGGCTGGCGAGTTGCCGACCAGTTGGGATTATTGGGAGTCGTACGGCCGGCGTTTGATTGAGATGTGTTCGGGGATGTCGGTGGTTTGTCAGGACGGATGGGATTGTTCGGTGGGCGTGACAGCCGAGATCAACATTGCGAGAGAGTTCGGGCTGGTGGTGGAGTTCATCGACCCGTGAGATGTTGACATGAGACGGAAGCACCCGACGCACTGGCGGGTTTTATCCAGTGCACAAACACTTGGATGGCGGTTTTTCTATGTCTCACGAAAGGTAGAACGATGACGAAGACGATGACCAAACGCGAAGCGGTGATTTCAGGAGACGGAACCGTGGGAATCAAATACCAGGAACACTCAGCCACATCGTTCGACGCAGCGATGGACATCGAAAGTGATGCCGACACCTTACGCGGTCGGGTGTTGCGGTGTATCCTTGGATCGAATGACGGGCTGACAGACGAGGAAATGCAATCCACGATGAACCTGAATCCCAGCACGCAGCGTCCGCGCCGGGTTGAGTTGGTGGAACGCGGGCTGGTGCGGGATTCAGGATTGCAGCGAAAGACACGCAGCGGTCGGAATGCGGTTGTCTGGGAAATCAGCGGACCGAAGTCGGCCGGCGAGAAACGCCAGATGTTCATGTTCGACTAACCCTATTAGACGGACGGAGTCAGTAAATGGATCCAATCGTACAGGTGGCAGAAGAGACGGAGCACGCGGCGATATCGGAGGGCCGGGCAATCGTCGAGGGCGAGGAGAAGGCGAACAACTGGCGGCTCGGCGAGCTGGCCAGCCGGTTGAACGAGACCGGGATGACTGACCAGCAGATCGCCGATGGGTGGGATTGCAGCCGGCAGAGGGTGCAGCAGTGCCGGTCGGTGTGGGATCGATTCCGCGTGCTACCAGGTAGCATTCGTGAGGATTGGTCATGGCGATCGTTCCGCGAGATGCTGACGTGGGATGCCAGTAAGGCTGATCAGGCCATTAAGTGGGGCAGCGATTTCGCCGGGGAGTTCCGCGGAGCTAGGTTTCAGTTTGGCCCGCCGCCGGAGCTGCTGGTGGTTAAATCTCCGGAGCCATACCCGCCGATTGTGGGAATTAACCGGGAATCATCCGGGAATTTCCCGGATTCCCCGGATGAAACCCAGCAAAAACACACGCCATTGTATTCAGAACGGGAATCCTCGGAGGAATCCTCGGAGGAATCCCGGGAGAATTCCCCGGATGAACCCGCACCCACAACGTCCCACAAGCCGCCACAGACATCCACTGAATCTACGGCAGATACATCGACTACACTGAAACAAGGGACAACAGAGGCAATCCGGGCACTCAGGACGCTATCCGGCCTGGCAACAGCCGCCGACAAACGGGCGACTGCCAAGAAACTCAGAAAACTGGCCGACGAACTGGATCCGCCGCCGGCGAAAGGGGCATTCCGGCCGCCGACGGTCGAGCAGGTGGCTGAATACTGCGGGGAGCGGGGAAACGGGATCGAAGCGGAGGAGTTCTGTGATTATTACGAATCGCAGGGATGGAAGAAGGCAAACGGGCTGAAGCTCGTGGATTGGCATGGTGCCGTCAGAAACTGGGAGAAAAAGGACCGCAAAGATGGGGCAGCTAGCAACTCAGAACTCAACTCAAGTCTCTCGGCACTCGCAAGGGCGGGCAGCGGCTAAGTCGTTGATGTACTTATGTGCAGCAAAATCGCAGGCGAAGTTCACGGACGAGCAGGCAGATATCTGGGTCCGGGCGTTGTCCTCGTACGAGTCGCCGGTCGTCAACAAAGCGGTGCTGACGCTCGTGGCGTGCCTTGATCCGTTTCCGGACTTGGCAAAATTGCTGCGGGAATGCCACAATATCACTGCGGAACAGAATCCGGATGTTCGTGTGGGCAGCTATTCAGACAGCGGCCGGGCTCCGCTGGCAGTCGTCAATATGCTGGCGGAACGACTCGGAATGGAGATCTGACGATGAACCGACCTTGGGTGGGTTATGAAATCAACAATCGAGGTCGGCAACTACGCCGGCGGCAGGTGCTGTGCGGATTACAGCCTCAGATTGGCGTATCACGCCGTGAGGACGTACGCCGACGGGGAGCAGCGGCGAGGATATCTGGTACGGCGGAAGTGGGTTGATGACGAAGAAGCGAACGCTCTGTGCCCGACGCAGGGGCTCGCGATCGAGCATTGGTTCGAATGGTGCGGAGATTGAACATCGGACAATGTCCGCAGGGATATGGGGTGATAGTCGGTAAAATGCTGGTTACCGTGGGCCATCGGACATTACCAGACAATGTCCGATGGAATGTCCGGCATGAAACGGGATTGACATCTCGCATCAGCGATAGTAGAAATGTGGCGACGTTGTCAGAGAGCGTCGATAAAGAACCACCTGGCTGCAAAGCCATTAAGCCACGCGAGGCACTCTGACTGCTTCGGGTGGTTTTTTCGTGTACGGAATAAATATGGGCGTTCTCGCTACGGCGGGTGCGTGCTTGGCACAAAAAGGGGTAAGCCAAGTGTAGGCTCGATTCCGACTTTGGAGTCTTTCGGCCTGCTTTCCTTCCTGTCTTCGCAACCATAGAGCTTGCGGGGGGGTAGGGGGGGTGTAGGCCGCTCAAACCGCTTTGGAGTATGTCCGCGACCAGCGGGAGCATTAAGAACAGGGGGTTAAGGAAGCTGATGGAGTACAAACGCAAAAGGCAGACGAATCAGCAGAAACAGCAACGCATTCGAGAGCGAGCGGAAGACTATCACTTGCCACTGCTGCCGCCATTTGAGAGCAAGCCGAAAGACTGGTGGTCGGGCGTGATCGACGACTATATCGAGGCGACGAAGCGTGACAGTACCGATCAGGGCCGGTGATCGTGAAAGCCATGACACCGGAGCAGGTGGCAACAGGTCACGAAGAGTGGCGGCGTCTCCTGTGGCGGTGGATGGGTCGACGAAGAAAACGAGTCGGTGCGTTGAGTAGTGGAATTGGTGAATGCTGCTGCGAACGGAAACGGTTGCGGTTCCCGAATCCGAATCGATCGGACTGGCAGTATCACGGCAGGGGGTACGAGTAAAACGACGGAACGTGAGCGGGGACGCACAGGCGTGACAGCCGGGAGAGACCGCAATAAAACAGGAGCGCGCGATGAGTAATAACTGTATTACCTTATCAGGAGTGAATAGATGAGAAGTGTTCCTCAGCCACATTATGTCCACGATGTGGAAAATGCGATCAGTGGGAAGTCGACCTCACTCGGTGTGCAGGTTGCGGCGTTATGTGCTGCGATGACTGCGTTGCGTTCCGGGCACCGGTCTGTGATCCGCCGAATGGTGATTTTTTATGTGATGAATGCGACCAGCAAAACGGGCAGGTGCGGCGATATGACGATTGACATTCAAGGACTGTCCTCCGACGACGTGGGCCGAAATTGGTTAAGGAATATGTTTTGAAATTCGGATCACTCTTCGCAGGTATCGGCGGAATCGACCTCGGTCTCGAACGAGCCGGGATGACGTGCAAGTGGCAGGTAGAGATCAATGACTACGCAAATCTCGTGTTAGAAAAACATTGGCCTGACGTTCATCGTGAAAAAGACATCACTCTTTGTGGAGCACATAACCTTGAACCAGTCGAACTCATCGCAGGAGGATTTCCGTGTCAGGATATTTCCTACGCCGGACGCGGGGCAGGTCTTGATGGAGAGCGATCCGGATTATTCTTCGAGACCATTCGCGTGGTTCGAGAACTCCGACCCAGAATCGTTGTACTGGAGAACGTGGCAGCGTTGCTTACTCGGGGATTGGACCGAGTTCTCGGGACGCTGGCCGAGATCGGGTATGACACGGAATGGCATTGCATACCGGCTGCCGCCGTTGGTGCCCCGCATATCCGGGACCGGGTGTTCGTTATTGCCTACGCCGACGACGCAGGAAGTAGAACACCCAGATGCGGAACTGACGGATTGTGGTCGGCGACGGAAGACGCCGGGAAACAAGAGTCACAGCCTGAACTTGGCGGATACGGTGAAGATATGGCCGACACCGAACAAATGGGACGGACAAAGAGGCGGGGAAACGAAGGAAACGAAGGACGCACGGGGCAGCGGTGGAGTCAACCTGGTGCAAGAGGTTGGTGGGCAATTGAACCCGACGTGGGTCGAGTGGCTCATGGGGTTCCCAAGCGGGTGGACCGACTTAGAGGTCTCGGCAATTCAGTAGTCCCGCAGGTGGCAGAATTCATCGGACGACAGATTATGGGAGAAGATGAATGACTCACTGGATGGAGGGGGACTGGCCTATGCAATTGTGCGATAGGTGCGGCCAACCTAATGATACCGACTACGCTTGGTGTTACTCATGTCAGGAGTCTGGCACCTGTCATCACGGCAACAAGCCGCATGAATGCAATCAGTGCATGATTGAGTCTGACATTGCTTACGATAGCCACAAGCATTCAATTAGCAGTAACCCTGAAAGGAGAGATGAAAGTGAGTGACTTATTCGGCGGTGAATTTTTAGTCATGAATGAAGTTGACCAGGTAGACGAAAAGAAACAAAGAAAGGATGCAGTGTTCAATGCGTATTGCTGGTTCAAAAGGCAAAACCCGACCGTCGGATTGATGGCAGTGAGACAGGTGCAAAACCTGACTCAAATAATGGCAAGGCTTCCGGAACCTTTTAAGTCTGAACATCCAGATACTATTTGGAATGTGATTTGGAGACTTTCCAAGAATGCGATGATCAGTGATGCAGCAATAATTGAACCAAATTGTGAATCTCGAAAGCAATCATGGTCAATCAATGCTGCGCGAAAGTGGCTTGATGAGCGAGATGTAAAAATCCCGGATGGGTATCAGCGATTTCTTGATTCTGATGAGTGGTATAGATTCGCCAGAGGATTGAAAGAAGAGAAAGACTGGCAATGTCAGATGTGCCTGCAATGGCCGGGGCACGGAAATCTACGTGCTCATCATGTTAAGAAAGATTATGAGTTAAAAATGTGCAAGGAAAACATTTGGATCGTTTGTATTAAATGTCACGGGATTATCCATTTTGTTCGTGACCACGCTTAAAGGAGAACCGCCGCCGTGCAGCCGCCACAGGAACTGACATTCGAATCAACACAGGGCAGGGCATGACGCCACGCGGATACATCCACCGCACTGCCCTGTTGTTGTCACGCATCAAAATCGGTAGAGTTTTGGCAGGAGTATCACACATGAAAAGTCTCATACGCGGATTACTGACATCAAAAAAATTCGTCACAGCAGTCGCGGCGACTGCCGCAGCAGCCCTGCTCAAACTCGGATGGGAGGTCGACACTGAGGCAATCCTCGCCATCATCTCGCCGCTGATCACCTATCTGCTGGGTCAGGGGCTGGCCGACATAGGGAAACACGCTAATGGGAATTAGTCTGGACCCACAAACCGCCGCAACTGCTGTCGGTGTTATCCTACTCATCATTGGAGCACTCACCGCCGGGCCGTCCACATTCGCCGCTGTCGGGCAATGGCTGCAGGAAGATGGTGAGGTTGATGTCATCACCGAGCCGAGCGGTACGGAAGACCCTCCGGAATGGTCGCAGTTAGCAGCACCGCCGGGATTCGTGAAACATGTGAACCTCGTACTGGGGGAATGTAAGACAACAACGACAGCGGAGGTCAAGCTCAGATACCTGCAGGCTGGTCTGTCCGGAGCACAAGCATCCACAATGGAGACCTCAGAATGAGGGTGTTCGGCGGACTGCTCTTTGCGGCAGGTGGACTGCTACTCGTATTCGGGTTGCCTGATTCGATCAATCCGGATCCTCCGGAGCCCATAGCCAGCGACGTTCTCGCTCAGGCTTACGCAACCGACCGGGCCGGCAGAGTAGCAACGCTCCACGAAATGGCGGACACCGAATTCAACTCAGATGCAGAAGCCGCCGAGTGGCATAACGAACAGATGGCGGCACTTCGCGAACGGGCGTTCGCGCCGTACATCGATCGTCTGTCGTCAGCACTGGTGGCCGGGACCGTCGCGGAACTGGCGGATGAACTGGAATGACTGACTACGAGTGCATACTGGTCATGACCGGACTCGGTATCCTCGTGACGTGCTTCACTGTTGGATGGTTCCTCGCAGAGGATTATTATTGTGGATGATGGATACATCGGAGGCTGGCGGCGAGACCGTGAAGACTGGACCGCCCTGCAACAGATGCAGCCGGAAGCCAATATCTTGGCAATGCGTGGCACGTATAAGGAAGTTTCACTCGACCCGCGCGACCTGATGCAGACGGCAGTGGTTGAAAATCAGGGGCAACAGGGAGCCTGTCAGGGACATGACCTGTCGTCATGCCTGGAATGGATTCACGCACTGCATACCGGGTCGATGTCCGTTCAACTCAGCCGGGCGTACGCATATTACGAGACGCAGCGGATTGACGGCATCCGAGGTGACAACGGCTCAACAATCTCAGGCGGCGTGAAACTCGCCATGTCGAAGGGCGTGCCAGAAGAATCGAAGTGGCCGTACCCCTCGCGATACAATAACCGGCGGCCGGGGTTCTTTGATGATGTTCTCGAAAACGCCGCTCAATACAAGATCGCCGAATCGTATAAACTGACCACATACGAGTCCGTGCGCACGTTTTTGGGCAGTGGACAGGGAGCGATCTCCATCGGCATCAGATGGGGGTCGGGGATGTCTACTCCCGTCCTCGAATCATTCAGTGCCGGAGGCGGAGGACATGCCATCGCTCTGCTCTGCCTGTCGGAACGTGAAGGCAGAAACGGTGAGCCGTACGTCTGGATGATGAACTCGTTTGGAACCCGATGGGGAAACAAGGGCTGGTCTGAATGGTCGCCAAACTCGATTCGACAAATGATGAACCATCAGTTTACCGTCGCAATCGGCATGTCCGACATGCCAGCCGTTAAGCCACGCACGTTCGATGTGGATGACTGGAAAACTGCACTGGAGGCATGAAAACATGGGATTCAAACTACCACTCACACTCGGCGCACTCGGGGTGCTCATCGCATTTGCGGACATCGACCCGCCGCCGGAACCAACCGTATCGGCTGACCCGGAGCGGATGGCCTCGCTGCGTTCGCTGCTCGTCGAGCAACACGACGCAGTCGTGACCGTCCTCGCGGATCATACCAATCGACTGCAGGCACTGGCCGATGTGCCACCGCCGCCTGAATCTCCACCGCCCACCGATCAACCGGCAGTGGAGGCTCTGCCTGGCGGATTGAAAATCAGATTCTGGACCGCGTCATGGTGCCCTGCCTGCGTCCGGTTCAAGTCGTCAGAACTCAGCCAGTTCGCAGAAGGTGATGTCACTGTCGTCGACTTCGACACGGCGACAGACAAACGTGGCATCACGAAGCTGCCGACGTTTGAGATCATCTTACCAGACGGCAGCACCAACCTGCGGCTGATTGGATTCCGCACGGCGGAACAAATCAGGCAGGCATGCCAGGACCATGCCACGGCGAGCAGGGATGTCTCAACTCCATCCTCGCCATCTGCTCGCCATGGCTCTGTTATACTGCGTGACCAGTGGGGCTCGTATAAATCGGACAATACATTTCATTGTGGGAATGGGTCATGCCGGATGTGCAATTCCAGACGAACACGCCGGCAGAACGATTGGCAATCCAGCATCAAATTCGGCCAGGAAGCATCAAACAATGAGCAAATCGACGAGGCAATCAGAGGACTTGAACTGGGACCAGATAGCGTGCTTGCAGACATTGGCTGCGGAGATGGCCGAGTGCTCATTGCAGCTACGCAATCAACAGGATGCTCTGGCATCGGCATCGAGATCGATCATCGACGTGCAGAGGCAGCTAGGGAAAATGTCCGAGATCATGGGCTTACTGATAAGATTCGAATCGTTGAATCAGACGCCAGAACCGTCGACCTCGAAGACTACAGCGTCACACACGTTTTCGCGTTCCTATTCTCAGACCTGCTTGGACAGCTCCGGGAAACATTGTCCGCGTACCGAGTAGCGTCTGTATATCACGAGATCCCCGGACGAACCGGCCGACTGAAAAACGGAGTCTACTTCTATGATATTTGAGCTCTACACAGACGCTAGCAATCAATGGCGATGGCGACTCCGCACGCCCAACGGAAACATCGTGGCGGACTCAGCCGAGGCCTACCACAATAAAGCGGACTGCCATCGAGGGATCGAACTCGTGCAGTCATCCGGCGTGGCTGACCTGATCGAGATCGGGCCTATCTGATGGGGCTCACCAGCAAGACAATCCAGGTCGCGAAGAACATCCCCAAACTGCTCGATCAACTCATCTCCGGGCAGGTCGTCGAACTCGTACCGGAGGCCGTTAGCCTGTCGTGGGACAGTATCAAGAAACGAATCGAACTCACGGACAATCAGATCATGTTCGAGCCGCCAGCCCGGATCTACGTCAGCTACTGGGGCGTCACGATCAACACCACGCTGCACTACCTGACGATCCTCGACAACGGGCATACCGTGGTGATATCAATCATGGGACCAGACATCACACTGACACTGGAGGTCGACGATGACGGAGAAGATGTTGGGATCGTTGACCCGGCGAGCCTTAACGACGGCTAGGGTGTCAGAAAGACATCACGACCGAGCAGTCAATTGTGCTCACTATCTGGACAGATCAGGCTGGCTCAGACGGCAGGCACTGATCTGCGGTAACGTACACGCAGGAGCCTCGCGAGAGGTGTCATTGAAATACTCAGCCAAGTTGGCGTTTCAAGATCTGCAGGCTGTCGGGATTATTCCGTCGGGGTTCATCATCTCCATGGTCTGGCGATTGATCCTGATGCCGTTCCTGACGGAGCTGATCAAAGATTGGGTATGGGGGTCAGAGGAAACAGAATGAAGGAAAGCCGGCGGGGAACGGAAGAAACCCAGCCGGCTTTCAGATGTGCCCCGGAGCATGCAGGACAGGGCACATAGTTACACCACGGTGCGCCCGTTAATGTACTCGGCAAGATATCCATTGCAAGGGAGAACGACTCATGCCGATATCGCCGAAGTCATTCCGATCAAAGGAGTCAGCGATCCGATGCGTACAGACTGGCGAAATTTGCAATCCATCTGCCGTTCATGCCATAATGCGAGACAGAGGGCAGGTGATGGGCGTCTGTCCGGTAGCGGGTCCTACCTGACCACGTTGGCCCCATACCGCCCCCCCTCCGGCTTTTGGCGTCAAAAACTTTACCCTCTGACATATACTTGATCCATATTGCATCTACAGAATCACCGCAAGCAAAGTACGACAGGCGGAAAAGCCAGGACCGCAGGGAGATCGGATCGCTTCCAGAAGTCTCTGATTCAGCCAGGCGGCTGAGCTGCCGGGACGACTTCCGGCACCAGTGCGAGACCTATCATTCTGAGCTATTCTCGCGGGAATGGTCCGACGATCACTTGAAGGCAATTGCTAAACTTCAGCAGGCTGTGATCGAGGGCGGGCAGTTTGCATTTGCCATGCCGAGAGCATCCGGCAAAACAACATTGTGCTTAGTGGCCTGTATGTGGGCATTGCTCCACGGTCACCGCAAGTTCGTTGTCCTGATAGGTGCAGAGTCGCAAGCGGCACTGGACCTGATGGACAACATCCGCACGGAGTTCGAGAACAACGATCTGCTGCTGCAAGATTTCCCGGAAGTCATCTTTCCGATCGTGTCACTCGAAGGCATCGCTCATCGGTGCAACGGGCAGACGCTGGACGGCGAGCGGACACAGATGACATGGGCGAACGACCGGGCGGTTTTGCCGACGGTGGTTGGCAGTAAGTCCAGCGGGGCGATGCTGCGGGTTGCTGGTATTACCGGCAGAATCCGCGGGATGATCTCAAAGACACCAGACGGCAAGTCGATCCGGCCTGATTTGGTGATTGTGGACGATCCTCAGACAGATGACTCTGCTCGGAGCGTGTCACAGAACGACCAGCGGGAGAGAGTACTGGCGGGTGCGATTTTGGGTTTGGCTGGTCCGGGTCAATCCATTTCTGCGGTGATGCCATGTACGATCATCCGGCATCAGGATATGGCCGAACGGATACTGGACCGATCAAGGCATCCGGAATGGCGAGGCGAAAAAACACGGCTGGTTTACGACTGGCCGACAAACCTGAAACTTTGGGAGCAGTATTCAGACATCTGGGCGGGAGACCTGCGTAATGGTGGCACTGGACAGGCGGCGACAGATTTCTACGGTGAGAACCGCATTGAAATGGACGCGGGTTCGAAGGTGGCATGGGCAGCCAGATTCGAAGAGACGGAGCTATCAGCGATGCAGCACGCATGGAATCTTAAGCTACGTGTCGGGGAGGAAGCCTTCAATTCTGAGTATCAGAACGAACCAGACGACATCGGTTCATCCAGTCGACCGATCACACTGACATCCGACGACCTGACCGCGAAGACGAATAAGGTGCCGCGGAGGATCGTGCCGAACGAATATCAGACGTTGACCGCCTTCATTGATATCAGTCAGAAGTGTTTATGGTGGACGGTGTGTGCCTTCGACGAAAAGTTCGGTGGGGCGATCCTGGACTACGGGTTGTGGCCAGATCAAAAGCAGAGGTACAGCCGTCTGCAAACGGTGACCAAAACACTGCAACGGAAGTACAAGGGACACGGGATGGAGGCTGCGATCCTAAATGGACTGGAAGACCTCACCGCGAATCTGTCCAATGTGTGGCGGGGTGAGACGGGGACAGAACACCGGATTGAGAAGATCCTGATCGACGAAGGCGACGGGGAACACACACAGATTGTGAGGAACTTCTGTCGGAGGTCTGAGTTGTCGGGGATCCTGATTCCAGCCAAAGGGCGAGGTGTGAAGGCGTCGACACGTCCGCTATGCGATGGGCGACCGAAACAGGGCGAACGGTTCGGGCATTTCTGGAAGATGATCAGAAACCGAGATAACAGCCGGACGGTTCACGTTGACGTGAACTACTGGAAGACGTTTCTGATGCGTCGGTTCGAAGTACCGACCGGGGACGATGGGGCGGTCAGTCTGTATCATGCCAGACCGCGGGAACACCAGATGATTGCGGACCAACTGACAGCCGAGTATCCCAAAGAGATCGAAGATGTGAGCACAGGTAACCGGGTGATTGAATGGGCGAACCCGCGAAACCGTGACAACCACTTTATGGACACGATGGTCGGTTGTCTGGTCGGTGCATCCATCAGCGGTTGTACTCTGACCGCTCAGCAACCTGTCAAAGAGCCCAGGAAACGCCGAAAATCCGTGAGCTACATATGAGTACGACCATGCCAAAGAAAAAAAACACATCCATCAAGATCGAGCCGAAGCCGGAACCGAAAGCCGTTCGGCGACCGCATGAACCTGTTGTGGAAGTGCCGGCACGCTGTCCTCGCAGGCGATGTCGCAGCACCAGGCGAAAGAAAAAGCAGGGCGTTGATCGCAAGACAATGGACCAGCAGGGAAGGACTCAAGCCGGCGAACCATTCAATCAAATCATTTTCTCATACGTCGAATGTCTGGATTGCGGGCAACATTACAGCATCCGGGCGTTTCACTATATACCGCGTGAAGCGAAGACAGACTAAGTTTAAGAGCCTCGTGATGTCCCATACTGAGGGGCATGGTATCACCTGCCTTAACATCGCTCCGAGATCAGCGTGACGCACTGCAAGGTGCCATCCGCTCCGGAGCCGCGAGTATCACCGTCGACAATGAGACGGTCTCATACCGCTCCGGTGCTGATATGCGGGCCGCACTCAGTGAGTTGCTGCGAACAATCGCCGACGCTGAGACGCAACCGCAAACCCGGCCGCGTGTTTCTACGTTCAACACGTCGGGCGGTGTGTAATGCTGAAGGCTGCCACCAATCGGCTGTCGAAGATGTTCGCGTCAGGCTATGACGCCATTGCATCCAGCGGCAAACGCAAGTCAGCTAGTGCCGCGATCCGGCACGAGGACAATGAGCTGAAGGGCCGCGATCGACGGAAGATGATCGGCACCGGTCAGTCATTGCAACGTAACTTCGCGATCCTGGCATGGGCAATCAGGAAGCATCTGGATTACTGCACCTCGTTCAATTTCCAGATGAAGACGGAAGACGAGGCATTCAATACAGAAGCGGAACGGTTGTGGGCGGAATGGTCCCGGCCGAATAACTGTGATATCGCCGGCCGTCACAACTTCCCGAAGTTCATCCGTATGCTGGAATCTCGTCGCGTGCTGGACGGGGATTGCTTCATTCTGAAACGGTCGCTTGGACGCATGCAGGCGATCGAAGCGGACCGCATCCAGCAACCGCCGAATCCGGGCAAAAACGAAACGTGGTTCAATGGTGTGAAGGTCAATCAGAACGGACGAGCAACCGCTTACGCACTGCACAACCGCAGCGAGAACGGCGGGTACGAGTTCGCACGAAACCTCACCGCGTCCAATGTCGTGCAGCATGCCTGCTACGAACGGTTCGATCAGGTCCGCGGAATCAGTCCATTGGCTGCTGCGTACAACTCATTCCAGGACTCATACGAGATCGTCGATTACGCACTGGCGAAGCTGAAAGTTGAGCAGCTGTTCGCGATGGTCATCACCTCAGCAGCTCAGGACGGATATGGCGATCACACCAAAACAGCAGACGGTTCGTATGACGTGGATTTTGGCAAAGGTCCTGTGAAACTCGAAATGGATCCGGGCGACGATGCTAAATTCCTCGGCTCTGACTCGCCGGGAACGGCCACACAGGAATTCATCCATACCGTCATCGGTATGGCGATAAAATCCCTTGACCTGCCGTTCAACTTCTTTGATGAATCGCATACCAACTTCTTTGGCAGTCGCGCGGCGTGGTTGCTCTATGACCGCAGCTGTGACGCAAAGCGGGACGACGTACGTGAAGTGCTTCGCAAGATAGCAATCTGGAGATTCCAGCTATGGATTCAGGATGGCGTGATCAGTCTGCCGTCCGGCATGCGACTCGGCGACCTGCCATTCTTCTTTATTAACAAGGGAATGCCCTGGTGGGATCCGGCGAAGGAGATCAAGGGCGACCTGATGGCGATCAATGCTGGACTAGACAATCCGATACGTCAGGCCCGTGAACGTGGCCGCGGGGAGTACGAAGACAACATCAAACAGATTGCAAAAGCGAAACAGATTGCCGACGCACATGGCGTGTCGGTTTCGTTCGATGTGCAACCGGATATGGTGGTTCAAGGGGAATCAAATGAAGAATAACGACGCTGTGAAAATCGTAATCGATGTCGCACTCAAACGATACAGCCACAGTCGCCAGTCACTGAAGGCAGCTGTTGACACACTGGAACAAGCGATGGCACCCAAAGCCAAGCCGGCACCTAAGCCAGCGACGGGAGGGGGTATCTAATGAATAACCTCGACCAGGCTCCAAAGTATTTTCGGGGCACACCGTCGACAGGAGTGCAGGCGGTCGATCGTGAAGGCGGCCAGTACGATGCCGGCATGATCAATGGTGTATCCGTTATCACACGCGGCGAAGCACTGGGGCATGACCTGTGGGTCGACCAGGACTTTTTGTCGGACGTCACCGGAAAGATCAACCAGACCAAAGGGCTGAAAGCCCGGTTCACTCATCCCGGTCTGTCGAGTGATGGCATTGGTACAAAGCTCGGCGTGCTGCGAAATGCAGTCACTGAGGGTGACCAGGTCTTCGCCGATCTTCATTTCCAAAAAGCTGCCCACGTTTCCCCGGATGGGAATTTGGCTGATTACGTCATGACGCTGGCCGAAGAGACGCCGGATCAATTTGGTCTATCCATTGTGTTCGAGCATGACGCTGACTTACAGGCGATGCACATTGAAGACAACACGCAGGGCGGTAAGTACGTGTCGCCCGACGAAGACAATAAGAACAACTTGCCACACGCTGCGTTGAAAGCGTTACGTGCTGGTGACGTTGTGGATGAACCAGCCGCGAACCCGGACGGGTTGTTCAAGCGAGGGCAGGAAGCCGCACAAGCTGGTGACGAGTTGTTGTGTTATGCACTGGGGTTGTCTGACGCAAAACCTCAGTCTTCATGCTTCGGAGTGGATGGCGATCGTGCCGCCCAGTTCGTTGCTCGGTTTCTCTCGCGTCACAATCTCACAATTCAGGAAGGCGGTGACCCCGTGTCTGAAGACGTCGCAGCGGTGGAAATACCACCAACCAGGGAAGAGTTTGCAGCAGAGCTGCAGGCATATACAGAAGCGTTTGGCTCAAAGAATGGTGCCAAGTGGTTCGCGGACGGTGTTCACTACCAGGAAGCCCAGGGCCTGCACATTGAAACGCTGCACAAGCAGATCGTGACTTTGCAGGCGAAGGTGACCGAACTCGAAGAAACGCTCGAGTCACTCGATCGTGGGGATGACGACGGAGCCGACTTCGATGCAGAACAAACCAACAAGGCCCCGCAATCGTTTGCGGGACGAATCCGAATCGCTGGGCGGACCAACGCACAGAACTGATCGAACGATCAGACACTTTTTGAAAGGGGACGATAGAAATGGCGAATGACCTCCATGCTGTGGCGGACTTTGTGGCGGACGCTTTAGACGTCGCACGGACAAGCACCAGTAATTTACTCGAGCAATCACCGTTGGTTGCTCGTATGTCCATCACGGACACTGCCGACGGATCCTCGACGCACAAGTACAACACGTACACAGGTGCACCGACCGGGTTTTGGCGTGCAGAGAATGCGGCTCGGGATTACGACAGTTCAATTGATACCGTCGTGACCTCGACCTGCAAGATTCTGGACTTCTCCTGGAAGGCAGACAAAGCGGTTGCTGATACGTGGCGAGATGGGCCGGAAGCCTATGTTGCACGCGAAGGCATGCGACACCTTCAGGCCGCTATGTTTGATCTGGAACAACAGATCATTTACGGCACAACATCACCAGGTGATTCTGCTGGGTTCACAGGTCTGCTGAACTCAACGGATTTGGACGCTTTGGCAGATGACATGGTTGTGACTGCGACCGGGTCCACAGCAAGCACTCAAACGAGTGTGTACGGACTGCGTCTCGGTGACGATCACGTCAAGCTCGTGTCACCTGCTGGCACGTTGCAACTGGGTGATACGAACGTTCAGGAGTCAACGGTGGACGGGTCCACTGGCGGATATCCTGTTTACTACACTCCGGCCGCTATGTTCATTGCGGTTCAGATCGGCGGGAAGTACTCAGCCGGGCGAATCGCGAATTTGCATGCGTCTGATTCAAATGCAAACCTTGATGATGACCTGCTGTCCACGTTGTGGTCGCAGTTCCCAGCGGGTGGCAAACCTGACGTGTGGGTGATGAACTCTCAGAGTTATCGTCAGCTGCAGCAGTCACGTACAGCCACCAGTCCCACAGGGACGGAAGCCCCGTATCCCGAACGGGCATTTGGTGCTGAAATCATCGTGACCGATGCACTGACTACTACGGAAGCCGTTGAAGTGTAATCAATGAATGCGTTTGACACTGCAATTCAGGCAGGCATGGCAACGGCCCGGCAAATCGCCGGGTCGTCTGTCACCTACACGCGCGGTGCCACAGTGATTACGATCTCAGACGCGGTTCAGGGCGAAACCCGCAAGGGTGTGATTGATGTTGGTGGGTCGGAACAGGTTGTCGAGATGTGCGATTGGCTGATTGAAGTCAACGCACTAGGCTCACTTGCAGACACACCAGATCCGGCGGATGTGATTGCACGAGTGATCGACGGTACTGCCTACACATGGACGGTCGAACATCGGGAGATCGGCGAAACGCACTGGGACTGGTCAGACAACACCCGGACCCAGTACAGAATCCGAACCAGAAAAGACGGGACAGGTGCCTACGAAGTCAGCAAGCCTACCGGGTTTGATCTGGCCGGGAATGAATTAACGTGACGCGGACGTTCATCACCGGAGACAAGGCTCTTGATAAGGCTTTGAATGATATTGGAACAAAGGTTGCGGCTCGGGTGATGACACGCAGCATCCGAGCTGGTTTAGGAGTGTTGAGGGAAGCGATCAAAGATGAGGTTACTCCGCGGTCAGTGAAGCGGGCAATTGGGTCAAGATTCAAAAAGAAGAAACGCAATCATGGTTATCGAGCTGTTGTCGGTGGTGCTGTCGGGAAAAGAAACAAGGGTAAAGGCGGGACGCGAGGCGGCGTCGGGATAGCAAAGCAAAACGTACACTGGTATTTGATGGGAACCTCCGGGCGACAAACGGCAAGTGGAGCAGGACGCGGCAGCATGCCAAAGAACAGGGCGGTTGCGGTCGCTTTTCAAAAGTCGTCAGCAACAACGATGCAACGAGTGACAACAAAGGCTCGTGAAGAGTTGCTCAAAGAAGTTAAGAAAATCGCCACACGTAGAAATAAACTGACTCGATCCAATTAAAAGGAAATACAGATGGCACTCGTAAATAGTAAGGGAACCGTCTTCCAGATCGAAATCAGCACAGTTTTGACCGCGGTCGGAGCACTGACTGAAGTGTCATCTTCAGGGGCTGAGGTGCTGACATGGGATTCAACAACGCTCGATGGAGCTGTGGGAAGAACCTACAACCCCAACGGATACAGTGAACCTGGATCTAAAAGCATCTCCGGTTTCTACGATCCAGTGCTGGCAAATCACACGGTGATTCGGGATCTGTTGACGACACCTGTGCAGACAGGTTGTGCAATCGTCTACGCCGACGCAGCGACAACAACAGAGACCTTTGAGATTGCGGGGGCATCGTGGGACGTCACGGCCGGAATGGATGACGGGTTGCGATTCTCAAGCACACTCAAGCAAACCGGATTATCAACGTACGCATAATGAAAGTTAAGTTCACTCACGTCGCACAAGCGGGGCCATCGGCACCCGAAGAACTGACGGTCGAGGAAAACGGCCGGCGGTTCTACGCGGTTGGAACCGTCTTCGAGGGTTTGCAGGCATGGCAGTTGGTGGTGGGTGGTTATGCAGAACCAGCAGACGAAGAGTGTGTCCAGGAGCTGGAACGCCGTGGAGTGAAGTCGGGCAAGTTGATGCGTGAGACGCACGAGCGAATCATGCAGGAGCATGAAGAGTTCCGGGACGATTTACGTGTGAGTCAGTGGGAAGCCAGGGAAGAAAACGAATGACCGCGTTGACGAAAGAACAGCTGTTGACACCCGTCCCGATGGAACTGGAGGAAGTTAAGATTCCGCAGTTGGGCGGGTCGGTGTGGGTCAAGGGCATGACGGTCAGCGAACGGACACGATTTGAAAACAACCTGCGGGGCAAGAATGAGCAGGCTGGCAAGATTAAAGCACAGCAGGTGAGGGAGCGGTTGCTGGTGCAATGTGTGGTAACAGAAGACGGTACACGGATGTTCAGTCTGGATGATGTTGAAAAGTTGGGCCAGCAGAGAAGTGATGTCCTGGAACCGCTGATTGATGTTGTTCAAAGGTTGTGCGGAATGAGTAACACGGACGTTGAGAGGACAGCAAAAAACTCCGAAGCGACGCAAGAAAGCAGCTCCAGTTGATGCTCGCACATATGTGTGGCGAGGTGCAATCAGAGCAGTTCGCCGACACGTTGACGCATGAGCAGTGGTGCGAAGTTGAAGCACTCGATCAGGTTTATCCTTTCAAACATACAGAGCGAATGCTTGGGTTGATTGCTTACATGTTAGCCGACCGATTCAAACTGAGTTTTGGAAGCAGCACGGCAACGGAAGTCTGCATGCCTTGGGTTGATCCCGAGTCACAATATCACGTCCCCAGTTATGATCGGGGGGCGTGATGGCAACGGTCGGTGATCTGGTCGTGAATCTATCGACCAACAGCAAAAACTTCACGAAGGGGATGCAGGGGGCCACGAAACAGGTCACCACCTTCGGGAGTGTGGTTGAAAAGTCTGTCAAAGTCGGTGCAGTGGCCGCGATGGCAGCGGTCAGCGGTGCCGTAGGTGCTGTAGTAATCAAGATGAAAGAACTGGACAGCATTGCAAAGACAGCCGGCAAAACAGGGTTCGGCGTGGATACGATAACGGCTTTAGGATTGGCCGCAAAATTTGCGGGAGAAGATACAGAGGCAGTCAATGACGCTTTGAAGGATTTCACCATTCGGAGTGGTGACGCCATGTCTGCGGGAGGTGCGTTGATTCCGGTTTTGGAAGATATGGGGATACCTTTAGAGGAGTTCAATAAACTAAATCCTGAAGAAAAATTAGGCGTAATTGCAGACTCCATACAGGGACTCGGGACGCAATCAGAACAAACTGCCACAGCAGTTAAGGTGTTCGGGGAAAGCGGTGCAAAGTTAGTCAATATCTTCAATAAAGGATCCGAAGGACTGCAGAAGTTCACGGATGAGGCTGCTGACTTAGGACTCGCATTCTCGGCGGACGAACTGCGTGCAGTCGAAGACGCGAATGATTCAATTACCAGGCTAACCACAAGAATCGGTGCTCTGGCGTCGGTGTTCACTGTGAAGATCGCTCCAGCTATCGAAATTGTGGTCAGTGCATTGGAATCGCTACAGGTGACGGCCGATTCTGTGATTGACAAGCTGGGAGGTGGCTTACAGGGGGCTCTGAATGCCATTATGCCTCAAGCTGGTGCGGTATTTGGAGCTGCCTCAATCGCATTGAAAGCAAAGTCCTTTGAATTAGCGGAACAGCGTGCCAAGAAAAACATGCGATTCCCGGCAGGTACTGATTTCAGTATTCCAAAGGACAACAAAGCGGAAGAGAAAGAAGCGAACGCCATACTGAAGGAAATTCGAGATCAGCAAAAGAATAACCCTGGCCTGTTCATCTCCCTTCAGGGGGGCGTGTAATGACGGTGACATACCTCGGTGAGAAGCCCGGCGGCGAGAAAGCCACGAACACTGAAGGCAAACGCATCTACACTCGTACTTTTGTCCTCAATGCCTCCAGTCCATCGGATAAGGCATACACCGTTGGGAGCCACGCCAGCCTCCCGGTGATTGGGTCGGTCCATCCACAGGATTCGTCCGCGTTCTGCCGTACGTTGTCGGTAACGAATCCTAATCCTTACGCGGGGTGGGAAGTCTCAGCCGACTACACCAACGAACGGAAATTCGACCCGACTGATCCTGAGTCCGATGAAATCTTGACCTCGTTCACTGGCGAGATATATCAGGAAGCAGTCGAAACAGATCTGAACGGAAACGGTATCGTCAATTCAGCGGGCGATCCTTTTGACCCTACCGCGACTCGTGATGTAGCTGACCTGATCGCCCGGATCCAGTCGAATCACGCCACAATTCCACCTGCCATCTTGAGTTATCAGAACGCGACCAATTCGGCGTCCATCACAATCGGTGGTCTGGTAGTGGGTGCAGGGGTTGCGAAGCATCAGCGAATGGATGTCAGCAGCCGCCAGAAGCGTGGCAACACGACATTCTATTCATTGACGCAGGAAATCCACCTCCGGAAAATAGGCTGGAAGCTTGAGCCACTGGATCAGGGACTGCGGGAAATCCTACTCGGCAAGAAACGGCACATTTTAAACGAAAGCGATCTCGAAGAGGTCACAAAGCCAGTGCCGCTGAATGGATCAGGTGTGGCCATCACAACAGCCACGCCAGGCGATATCACGTTCCTGGAATTCGACCTGTACGACAAACTCGATTTCACGGCATTGCCGGGCATCACATAAGGAATGAGACGATGGGACAGATATCCGAAGACATGCGATTCACGGGTGCCGTGACAATGTCTAACCTGTCGGTGACAGGTGCAACAATTGGAAACGCTGGGCTGTCAGCGAGTGCGGCCATTGCCCGCAGTAAACTGGCGCAAGATGCCCTGGCACTCTACACGATCCCGCTGACCTCACTGCGGGTGTGGGATTCGCATGCTTTGTTGCCGAGTGCTGGTGCTGCGGACGACTTAGGGCTGGTCAGTGGAACCTTTGGGACTGAGCCACCGCACCTGAGCGCCAACGATCTGGGTGCAGCCGCCGCCACGACACGATACGCTCGTGGTGAGTATCAGCTGCCGGCAGAATATGACGATGGCCAGAGCGTCAGTTTTCGGGTATCCGCCGCAACACAAACCGCCATCGCTGATGTTTCATGCACTGTTGATTTCGAGGTGTACGAATCCGATGAGGATCTGACCCTGAGTGCTGATCTCGTGACGACGGCCGCGACCAGCATGAACTCGGTCACCTTTGCGAATTACGATTTCGTCGTAACACCAACGGGGCTGATCGCTGGCTCGGTTCTGGATTTCCGGATTGCCATTGCCTGCAATGATGCCGCGACCGCAATCGTCGAACCCACAATTGCATCGTTGAAATTGATGTGCGATATTCGGGGCTGATATGTCAGGTGTGACACCGACACGAGAATTTAACGACCAGATTGTGAGGGTCGTCAAGCGAGTGCTGCGTGCAGAGCGGGGCGCGGGGGGTGGGGCAGGCACGACCAATGACCGCCGTCGGTCGATGCACTACGCCATCGCCAACGAAGACATAGACAATGCAGCGAATCGGCTGACAGATCCGACAACCGGTGAAGTCGAGCTGTTGTCCCTTAACTCCAGCGGGGATTTAGAGCTGTCAGGCGTGACGCACACAGTCACGAACCGCTGGGAGGATCTATCAATCGATGAAGACGCAATGTTGGTCATCACGCGGATCAACGGCGAGTGGGTGCCGAACGGGGGCGGCGGCGGAAGACATCAAGGGGTCCTGCTGACGAACCTGGCGGCTGCCAGTAATGCTGTGTCGTCGCCATCGCTCGGGACGGTCCATATCATGGAAGCGAATGCAGCGGGGACTCTGGTTCACACGAATCGTTGTGTGGATGTTGTCCATCGATTTGAATTCATTGCTATCGAGGCAGGCACGCTGGTTCGCGTCGAGTATGTCGGGAACGAGTGGGGTATATATTCGGCTGATTGTGATAACACCGAAATCGCGACAACGGGGTGCACATAATGGTTTGGCCGTTCTGCTGTTGTCAGGATTCTGATTTGTGTGTGGACTTTTGTATCCGTCCGGGGTTTAGCTCGTCACCTGCCTCGTTGGGCAGCTGGGACGCAAACCGATGGAATGGCCAAGATAACTGCAGCAATCTACAGGCTTATCCGTATTTGATAAATGACCCACCAGACACTTCAGATGACGAGGTGACATATATTCAACATGCACCGGATAGCAGGGGACGGCCATCACGATACGGGGTCCGAATAGGTTGCTGGCAAACCAGCTCGTTGGACTTTGAACATTATGCGTTTTCTTTGGTAACAGGAGCGAAACTCCGGGTGAGAGGAAAGGCTGTAAGCAACTCTGCTGGCAGTCCGGATCAGGATGCCTTATTTCAAGTGTGGACATTCAATCCGGAAATTCCGTTGTCTGGTGCTACAGAAATGACGGATCAAGGAACAATTACATTTACTCAGGCAGGCACAGCAGTCTGCTCGTCAGCGGGTTGGATTACACATGAGTTTGATTTTAATGTGACGGATACGGACCCAGTGGAATGGAATGATTGTTGGCTGGAAATACTAACTCTCGAAGACACGGAAGAGGGATTAGAGTTTTCTTCCGTTGAGATTTGCTTAACAGGCGACCCATGCGACGAAGTTGGGTTCCCAGACTGCATTGATCCGGACGCATAATGAAACGAGATATTGAGAATCAGATCGGTAGTTTTCTGTCACGGGAGTTAAGATGTGATTCCTGTGGTGCGTTTTACGTCGGCCTAAATTTTCTACCACGATGGAAGATTGAGCAAAAACAGACGGAGCTTATTGAAACGCTGATACGCATTTCTGACGGGGCATGGACAGAAGATCAGATTACGGAGGCATTTACTCGGGCATGTAAAGACGAGCACAGAATCCGGGGTATGGGTGATGTCATCCACCGAGCAGCGAGGGTGCTGGGAATCAGGAAAAAACGAAACTGTGGGTGCGGGAAGCGACGTGCTAGACTCAATCGAATCATTCCTTTTTCTGGACTAACCAATGAACATCAGTAGTCTCAAGATCCTCCTAGAGGGGACGCACCCCACAACAGGCTTGCCGTTCGACGCCGATTCGCAAATTGCGTCGGATCAGATGAACGCCGAGAACGTAGATAGACTGGTTCCGCTATTGAGCACGGGATTGCTGGCTTGGTCAGCGGGATCGTCAGCGGGAGACCGCCCGAGGATACTAAAAATAAAGGAAGGAGCAGCGAGCCACGCTAGTGAATCGGTGCAGGCAATCGCTACCGCAGCAGACATAATGATCCAGCGGGAAAACACAGTACTGGATTTGAATCTCCCAGATCGGGCGGCAATGGTTGACGCCCTTGTGTCTGGTGGGGTGCTGTCGGCAGCAGACAGCACCAGCCTGTACGAATTGGCCACGGAAACTATTTCGTACGCTGAATTCAATAACCTTTCGTTCATTCACGCCGGACACGTTGAACAGGCAAGGGCATAACTATGACTACCAATAAAGTACTCCAAAAATATGGAACGCAACTTCTGTTTGCCGACCATGCAACTGACTTCGGGGCAGCCCCTGCAACTGCTGCTCATTCTCTGATTATAGGTTCGCCGACAGACGTTCAGATGAACCTGTCAGTCTTGGCAAATGCGGCGATGTGGCAAAGTGCCAAGACGGCAACGCTGGCAGACACTGGGACGGCCTGGCCGATTGAGTGGGTGTTCGGTGCGTGCATGGAAGGTGCAGCAACGCCAACCGCTGGGGGCACATACGATTTCTACTGGAATGCTTCACCGTCAGCGACGGCGGGCACTGGTAACAGTGGGGGGTGCAGTGGCACGGATCTCGCTTATACGGCAGCCGGTCTGGATCAGTTGCTCTTCATTGGTTCATTGGTCTGTGTTGCGAACGTGATCAATATCAGTTCAAACGTGGGGACAGTTGTACTGCCGCATTTGTACGGGTCGCTGGTGATCGACAATAACTCCGGCGTGGCGATGGTCGATACAACTGCCGACAACATCCACTTCACGTTGACACCGATCATTCCTGACGTTCAGGCCGCAGCGTAATGCCGGGACTGCTGTTACCGACCGCATCGAACGTGCGCCCGTCATATAAAAGCGGGTTTGCACGTTCGGCTGCGGAGAGTAGTTCGCCGGGATTGTGGGACTCACTTTTGGGTGCATGGTGTAGTTCACTTGGTCCCACAGGGGATACGCTTCACAACGTGGTTCACCCAGGGGAAGACGGTGTATTCACCAATATGGACCCTGCAACGGATTGGACCGTCTCCGGGGACCAGGGGTGGGTAATTAACAGTGAAGATGCGTCTGAGTATGTCGCTATCACTAGCCCTACATTAGATAACCTGGTTACGGTCTCGGGGTTTACGGCGTCAGTGTGGGTTCGTGTTGACGCATTGCACGGGACCAGCAACGCAGAAGCCACAATTTTCGCAAAGACTGTTGGTGGCGTTTGGTATTCGGCATGGGCGTTAATAATTGATTCTGACAATCTGTATTGGAATATCAGCACTACGCAGCCTGCGACTGAATCCTGCAATGAGGCAGGTTTTTCCGCGAAGCATCTGGGAAAATGGATTCATGTTGTCGGGGTTCATGATCAGTTAGATTCGTCATCGGATCAGCGGTTGTATGTCAATGGAGTGGAAGTTGGCGAGAACTACTCTGCTCCGTCTCCGTCTAAAAATGGGTCTGGCTTAATCACTCTTGGAGGGTCTGAGCCGTTGTCAACACGGTTTACACTCGATGGTGCAACTGCCAACGCTATGGTCTGGGACAGGCCATTGCAGCCGTCCGAAATCCGCCAGCTCTACCGTGACCCTCTCGCGCCATTCCGGCAACGCCGATTCACCCCGACCTATTCACCCGTTGCAGAGGAAGCAGCAGCAACAACATCCGTTGGTTGGACACGCTCATTAACTCCGTCGCCTGTTAGGCCCAGTTACAAAAGTGGCTTTGCACGTTCGGCGGCTGAGAGTAGTTCGCCGGGGTTGCATGACGGAATGGTAGTGGCTTACGTGCCAGCGTTGGGAATTACTGGTGA